AAGTGACGGTACCGGATTGGGTTGCTCGCCATAAATATTTTGAAACAATTTTGAAGTTAAGAAAAAAATCGGACGTCGAAGAAAAAGAAGGATCTTCAAAAGGTGAGACGAAGATCATCATCATACGCGCCGACGAGAAACCGAAAAATAGGATCGAGGACGATGGAGCTACAGCTCAAGCTCAATTTGTATCAAGATCGATTTCTCTTTAGTCCCAGGAAATTCCCTTGCATGATCACGGGAGTCGGGGCCGGCAAGACGTATATGTTCTTGCTCAAGATATGGACGTACTGTAAACAATGGCCAGGGACAACCGGCCTCATCGTTCGTAAAGAGTTTACAGATCTCAAAGACTCCACGATGCGCGATTTTGAAAAGTATTTCTCCGTCAAGATCGGATCAGATAAAAATTACACGCTCCCTAATGGATCTAAAATAATGTTTCGTCACGCCGACGAGCTGGACGTCCTCAAGAATATTAACTTGGGGATCGCCGGCATTGAACAAGGTGAGGAGTTTAACGACGATACGCAATTTCAGTTTATCCGCGATCGTATGCGTCAGAACAACGGCGCCGACGTCCGGCCGATATGCGTTATCGCAAACGCAAAAGGCCATAATTGGATATGGAAGCTTTGGATCAATGCCGCGCTCAACGTCGAGGAATTGGATCTTGAGACCGGGCAATACCAATACATCAACGAAGAATATGATTGTGTCACGGCAAACAGTTTTTCAAACGCGCATAATCTCCCTCCGGATTTCGTTGCGGATCTCCGGCGCAAAGAGAAAGACGCTCCGAAGCATTACGCGCAATATGTCATGAATAGTTTCGAGGAAATGGAGGAGGACGATTTCGTATTTACGTTTGCGGATCTCATGGAAGCAAAGCGCCGGGAGTATGCGTTTCGTGAAGGATATGGCCATCGGATCATGGGCTTTGATATTGCAAGATACGGAAACGATAAGTGCGCGGCCGCTGGGATCCAGCAACACGGCGCGCTCGCTTGGCGTACGTTTCACGTGGAACAATGGGATCATAAGGATTTAGACTATACAACGGGGCGTGTTCTCTCCACTTCGAATCAACACAACGTAAATGATAATATCATCGACGAAGATGGGATTGGGGCCGGCCCGTTAGATTTTATTCAAAAGGGGCGCAAGCGGGAAGATTTCCGGGGGTTTCGTAACGTCGCGTACAGCTATGAGCAAAACAAATATTACGCTAATCCACGGACAGCCGCGGCGTTCAAGCTTAAAGAGTACGTGCAAAAGGGATGGATTGCGATCCCGCAAGAGGAAGTGATCCAGGAGTTAATGACGCTCCGGTACAAGTTTACGAACGATGGGCGCCGGATCCTGGTCAGTAAAGAGGAAATGCGGAATAAATACAAGATCAAGTCTCCGAATATGGCAGACGCGCTTCTTATGGCGGCCAGCTTGATCAATGAAGTAAAAGAGTCCCAGGATCGTATGTATGCTCCCAGGTTCCCTCAACATTACAAAGAAGAAAGTCTTTTCACAACGGCGGGGATCCGATGATGGTTATCAGAAAAGCGCATAGGACAGATTGGAACGAGCTTATGAGAATCGGGCAGCAATACTCTCAAGAGACGCTTCTTGGCACTCTTTCTTTGCCGCAGCTTGAACAGCTCACGGCCGTTTGCATGGATAAAGGGATCGTGATCGTGGCAGAGATAGACAACCGGGTGATCGGGATCATCGCCGGCCATGTGGTCGAAGGGTTCACGATGGGGAAGTTTTGCGAGGAGGTTCTTTGGTACATGGATCCGGGCCATCGTGGGGCCGGCCTTTTGCTTTATGGCCAATTCATGACAGCTTGCCGGGAAGCCGGTTGCGTTGGCGTGTCAATGTCGGCTTACAACAATAAGTATTTGAAGGCCGTTGATCGATTTTATAAACAAAACGGGTTCCGGGAAGTCGAACGGAAGTATTTTAAGGAGATCTAATATGCCGGTATTTACATCAATCGGGTTGGCTTTAGGTTCAACGGTTGCCGCAAGCGCGGCCGGGATCGGTGCGTTTGGCGTTGGCGTTGCGGCTACAGCTATGGCCGGAGGTGTTGCCGGTATGATGGCGTCGCAGCAATCCCAGGCAAATAAAGCAGCAAAGTCGTCCAATGCCGCAGCAGCCGAAGCAGCAGCACAAAACGCCGCAGCGGTTCAGCAAGCGAAAGACGCGCAAGCGACGGCCTCAACGCAGGCCCAGGCAGCGATCGATACAAAACGCCGGTCAATGACGGCCTCTCAAACAATATTTACATCGCCGCTTGGTCTAACCGAGCAGGCAACAACGGCGAAGAAAACGCTGCTTGGCCAATAGGAGAAATATGGATACGACAACCGAACAGACGACGCAAAAACAAGAAACCGGGCCACGGGTAAAAAATTTACTCGAATTGTATGAGACGGTCAAAGGCGCGCGATCTAATTTCGAAAGCTATTGGCAGACGCTTCATGATTATTTTTACATCGAGGCGTCAGACGTTTCCACGACGTCATACCCAGGGACAGAGCTTACTTCCGATTTTCTTTATGATGCGACGACGTTGGACGCTGCCGACAAGCTTGCTTCCGGGTTCATGAGTTATCTTACGCCTCCGACGAGCAAATGGTTTTCGTTGAATCATAGCAATCAACGCTTACGCCAGGATAAGAAGGTACAAGGTTTCTTTGAGGATGCGGCCGCGGAAGTCCATCTTACGTTCAACCGATCTAATTTCTACGATCAAATGTTTGGGAATTTCAAATCGTCCGGCGTTTATGGTACGAGCTGCATGATGGAGGAGGACGACGTTGAGCAAGACGGCGCGCGGTTCTATTCGATGCCGATCAAACAAGTTTGCCTGGTTGAAGATAGCCGGGGCCGTGTATGCGCGTATTTCATTGAATTTGAGTTTACAGCTACCCAGGCCGCAGAGAAATGGGGCCGGGAGAATCTTTCAGATAAAATGAAAGAGGAGCTTTCTTCGGATAAGCAATCGATCGAAAAACATCCGTTCCTTCTTTATATCGCAAAGCGATCCCGGCGAGATATTAAGAAATCCGATAAAAAGAATATGCCGATTGAAGGGTTGTGGATCGATGTTGGATCTAAAATGTCGATTGAGGAAAGCGGATACAATGAGTTTCCGGCCTTTTGTCACCGGTTCGATAAGCGTCCGTTTATCCCCTGGGGTTTCTCTCCGGCTATGAAAGCGCTGCCTTTTGCCAGGATCCTCAACACGATCGCAAAAACTAATCTCCGGGCCATGATGAAGATCACGGATCCACCGATCGCCGTTCCGGATAATGCTTTCATTATGCCGTTCAGCGGGAATCCGCGCGCGGTGAATTATTACAACAAAGCAAAGATGGAAGGTAAAGATATTTTCGCTTTCGGAAACTTTGGAGATCCAGCAACCGGAATGAACGCGACCGAATATTACGCGCAGAAAGTCCGGACGATCATGTATTATGACGTCTTTCTTGCGTTCGACAATCTTACAAAGCAAATGAATAATCCCGAAGTTATGGAGAGGATCAATGAGAAAATGACAATGTTGGGGCCGGCGGTTGGCCGGTACATTAGCGAAATGATCAATCCCGCGGTGATCCGGACGCTTGGTATTTTATACCGGGCCGGCCGGTTGCCTCCGATCCCGGATGAATTGATGATGGATCCCAGCTATGAGATCGATTGTATTTCCCAGCTCGCGCAGGCGCAACGCAGATCCGAGTTAAACTCGCTCATGTCCGGGTTGTCGTTGGTTGGGCAGATCGCTCCGCTTGTTCCGGACGCTTTGGATAAGGTCAACGTCGATAAGGTGATCGATAAGGCCTGGGAGATCATCGGGGCCTCGCCAAAAGTGTTGCGTGATGATGAAGAAGTCGAAGCGATCCGAGAAGCAAAAGGCCGGATGGCCCAGCAACAAATGTCAATGAACATGATGGAGCAGGGCGCAAACGTGGTCAAGACCGGATCCGAGGTTGACAAGAATATGGCCGCGGCAACGAAAGAAGGCAAGAAATGACGAACGATGAGATCAAAGCGTTAAAATCCAATATGCACGCGACCTTTGATAGCCCGCAAGGGAAAGAGGTCATGAAGTATTTGGAAAAGATCGGATCGTGGACGCCTTCTGTATTTGACTCAAACGAAACAAACGAGATCATCGCGCGTGACGCTAACCGGAGATTGATTGGAACGATAAAAACATTTTTAGAGCTAAAACCGGAGCAAA